AGCATCATTTGTTTGATTGAATCGAACATTGCAATATCTCCTGATAAGTATCAATTAAAATACAGATGCGACTTGATTAGCCAGCTTTTCTTGAGCTGGTGTTAGTTCAACGGGGTGCCATACCCCAGATACTTCTACTGCGGCGATGTCGTGAGCGTAGATGCTACCGATCTCGGTGTAGAACCCCTCGACTTCTGCCATGCGGATGTTACCGCGAGCGTTGTCGTACATGGTAGCTTTCCAGCCGTTGTTTAGAACGATGCGCATACCTTTTTTGATGTCGTTGGTTTTCATTACAGGTCTCCGTGAATGTGAAGTAGAGTGATGTAGGAAGAAGCGAGTGCTGCAATACCGCCGATTAAAGCAAACATGTTGAGCCAAGGGTTGTAGTGCGTTACGGCATAGCCAGTAAGCACGATACCCACTACGAGAAGTACAGCTGCGAGTACGAAGGATATGAATCGCATGATATCTCCAATGATAGTAAGAAGGCTTATTCAGCCTTGGATGATTTAACTGCTGCACGGTACAGTTTACGAAGAGTCGTAAGCTGTTCTTGAGCTGTATCGAGTTCTTTCTGAAGATAGTCGATGTAGTCGTCGCTCTTCTCTTGCTCGATAGCTGCGTTGAGTTTCTCTTCGAACTCGAAAGTACGCTCTGAGGCTTTCTTGCCCCAGAACTCGCAGTTTCTGACGAAGCCCTGCAGCAGCACCTTCTTGGTGAAGTCATCGGCGCTGTCGAGGATAGTGAGTATGTCTTGGTTCATGTTTGAATCTCCTGTTTGGTTAGTGAAAGAAGGGTCTTAGTCCCTTCACCCCTTGGGGCGGCTGCGAGGGCTTGGCGGCTTTAGCCGCTGACCGCGCAAGAAACGTGACAGGATGGCTAGAGATGATAGTAAGTGTGCTGAGGTGTACTGAAGCCATCCTGGCGCGGGGCTTGCATGGTCACCCGAGCAATAGCCGAGGGACTAAGAGCGTTCTGTAGCTAACCAGGAGATTCATGAACCGACAGACATACGTCGACTGCGCAATGAGTGAGCTAAAGGTAAGCCAGCGGATAGCAAAAGAGACAGATGAAAGGGTAGATAGCAGGAGGCCAATAGGTAGCCTATGGTGTGGTCTGTGGTTGGTCTGAGGTGTAACAAAAAAAATTGATGGGAAGGGACAAGGACGCGAATGGTCGCGATTGCATGAAACGTCAATGAGAATACACTTCAGGAACCCAATAGAAAGATATGTAATCTTCTGCGATGCCTGATAAATCAATGACTTATGATTGCCTGTGGCATTGGCTGTGGCATTCTGTGGTGGTTTTGAAGTGAATGAATAGTGCAGCCCTACACCGTATGGGGGGTAGATGCGCTCCCGCAATCCAATAAGGGCTTTCAGATTTTTTCGCCAAAATGGTCACGTTCCCGATCGGTAACAAACACCCATAGAACCACCCAATTACACCCTAAAGTTCCCAATCGGGAACATTGAGTTGAGCAGGACATCTCTCCCCTATCGGACATCTATCGGACATCTATCGGACATCCTGGGAACGAAGAATCAATGACTTACGAACATTTATGCCCGTACTTAAAGTATAACTATAAGATAGCTATAGGATGTCTAAAGGTGGCTATAGTGAGTCTATAGATGGAGTAGTAGTAAGAATACCTATAGAGATATCTCCTACTACTCCTATCTATAGAAACCCATAGGCTTCTTGTCGAATGCCTAAGGCATACCTATAGGTTCACTTTAGAGCGTATGACATCCATGTCTTCCCCCTGGAGGGTTTGTCTTTCAGGAAGAAGGCGTTGGTCATGAACTTGTCTAGCTCCTGCTGGAGCAGCTCGTCTTTGCGCTCTTTGATCTGAGCGTCTACGTCAGCAGCCATCTGTTCGACCCAGTACCCTACGGCTATAGCCAGGGCGTCTAGTCTGTCGTCGTGGGCGAGAGCCCCTCTGTCGCGAGTGACGCGGGTGAGCTGGTAGAACAGCATGTACCGTGTGGCCTTGTCGGCTGGGTAGTGCTGGCAGGACTTGTAGTCTTGTTCGATGACGTTGTAGTCCACGATGAGCCTGTGCTGGTTCATGACGGGCTCTAGGGTGTCTACGATCCGCTTCTCTTTCTGGATGGAGTGCTTGACCTCTTCGAGGGTGACAGGGTGTGTCTTAGAAAGGTAGGGCTTGAGAAGCTCCGAGAACATACCATCGCCAAAGTTCGCTTCGATGAGTATCTGGTTCACCTTGTGAGCCTTCGCAACGTCTGCAAGAGCTTGCAAGGTTTCTGGAGTGTACCCGCCTTGGAAACCACCAGACGCTGTGAGGTACAAGTTCCCATTCAGCATCTTCACGACGGCGTAGGACGTTTCGTCCTTTCCTCGACCTGCGGGGTCGATGCTCATGACGCTGCCAGTGTACGGAATCCAGTCCCCAACAATCTGCAAGGGACTGTAGAACTTGTCTCCATTCAGACCCACGTTCGGCAGGTCTGAAAGCACATTCATGGGCTGTCGTGTCCATATGACGTTCTCTGGTGCTTTCTCGTGGTTGGCAGACAGAACGATCAGGTCAGCCAGCTTGAGGGGATACCTGTCCTGATCCGACAGGCTGGTGTCGAGCATGAACTGCAGGGCAAAGCCAGAACGACCGTAAGAGAGTTCCCGCTCCATCAGGTCGGTCTCATCGAACCGCTTGGGGTCTACAGGCTTCCAGGCGAGGCTCTCGTCCCTGTCCAGGGCATCAGCCAGCATTGGAGCTAGGCGACCCGCCATACGGTCTCTCTGAGCCTCCTTGGGGTATCGAGCAGACCACACCCTCACCTCATAGCCCCTCTCAGGGAGAAGCTCGTAGAGGCTCATCTCGGTCTGTGGTGTACCCAGGTAGATGATCCTACCCTCAGGCTTCAGGACGGCGTCGAACTCCTTGACGCTCTCTGCGAGCTTCTCTCGCATGGCCTGGGTGGCTGAGTTGTTGGGAATCTCGATGTCGTCAGCGACGATGATGTCTGCACGTGATCCTGCCAGCTGGCCTGTGATACCCACCGACTTGACGCTGGGGGAGTGCGAGGCTTTGGCTGGGGCAACGTCAAAGGCGATCTTTGACGCCCTCTGGCCTTCCTTGGGCTTCAAGTGCTGCAGGATAGGCATCTCTGTGATGAGACGCTGGGTGAACGTGGAGAAGTCGTCAGCTCGCTGCTTAGAGGCTGAGACGACCAGGACTTTGGACTCTGGGTCTAGCAGCAGCTGGTGTACGACGAAGGCTGAGGTGATGTAGGACTTACCGACACCTCGGAACGCCTCGATGACGCAGCGCTTAGGTGCAGACTGCAGGTAGGCAGCGATGTCGTACTGGACGGGTGTCGGCTCAGGTAGGTTCAGGTGCTTCCAGACAACGTACAGGAAATTCCTGAAGTCCTTGAGCTGATCTGGAACCATTACGCCTCCCGTTCAGCGGGAAGCTTGATGCACACCCCATCGAGCCTGTCAGTCCCCTCGAAATCCTTCAGGGCTTGTTTAAGAGCGCTTTCACATTGTGAAAGGGTGTTAAAGGTTGCTTTGGTGTGGACGAAGCCACAATCGGCTCCAACGCACATGTAGAGCATGACAATGAACTTGGTGAGCATAGGTCACCTCCTAGAATGCCCCTAGAAGCCCTTTAAAGGGGTCTAGGAGCGGTTTGTAGGAACGGCGAAGGGGGTAGCCTACCCAGGGTTATCCAACCCGTCTGAGAGGCTCTACGTTGAAGGGTAGGGAATCCACTAGGTTACCCAGGGGAGACCCTTCTGTCGGTAGGGCTTCTATGCCGTTGTCTTTGAGGAACTTGATGGCTGCTGACAGCTCAGCGGCGCTTGCCTCACCAGATTGGATTTTGGCAAGCAGGTCTTGAGCCACAGCAACGTGAAGCGCCTCCATGATGTCTTTAGGGGCGGTCACTTGTTTCTGCTCCTGTTATAGGACTTAGAGGTCACTCGAAGATTGCCTGGGGAGTTATCCGTGGGGTTTGAGTTCTTATGGTCGACGTCTTTACCGTCACCCTTTTTGACTCGCCCTTTGGCCTCCATTAAGCGCCTTGCTTTGTTACGTGAGGCGCGGTTCTTCACCTGCTCAGGCTTCGAGTGGTAATTCTTGTATTCCTTCTTATAGTTTCTCACGCGAGACTCCTTGGGTCTTCTCTAGGGTACGTAAGCCCCCAAGACCGAGAAGCGACAGAACAAGGGTCATCAACTCGCCTACTGAGACGAGCTGGGGGAGAACTAAAGTGGGGTCTATGAGTGTCGCAATCAGACCTGCGAACGGATAGATCAAGAAGTGGTAGGACAGGCCAACGGCGCAAATCCAACCAATGGCAGGACGCCAGCCAGCGACGAAGACGGAGGGATGCTTCGCCTCCTCGATGTTCGCCAAAGCTTGCATGATGTGCGGCTGCTGAAGAACCTTCGTCAGCTCTAGCTTGGCTTGGTTACGCTCGTCGTCTGAGGTGAATAGTCTGTCCAGCCCTTTGATCAACCCCTCAGCAAGGCCAGCTGCAGCGTCCGCTGCGATAGCCATTAGTAGCCTCCGACTTGCAGGTCAGGAGACGACGTTGAGGTCTTCTTGGTGTACTTGCCAGCAGGGTTCTTCTCGACCTGTGAGGTCACGTCCTTCTGGTTCTCATCATAGACTTTGGTGTACTTGTCAGCGCCCGTATCAACGTCAGCGACTGTGAAGCCC